TGTATCACGTCGGCGGAATCATCGGCAGGGAGTTCTGGTGGCGCCAGTAGTTGGGGGGGTGAATCCCCCAGCCCCAGCTGGAACTCCATGGCACGTAAGTAGGTGGTTGGATTCTCTCCCCACTTATGAACAGAGAAGCCCCTGAGAACCGCAACGCTTGGCGTTGCGTTATCGCAGCAGGGTGGGACATATCCTCGGGTGCGGTGGACAACTGCGGCCGAGGTGTCGGTGGRCGCCTTCGTGTGATCGCGGCGAGTCAGCTGCCCCAACAYGAGGYGTCCTCCCGGTGTGAGGGCCCTCGTCCTAGTGAAGAGGGAGCCTCCGGGGGGAAGGCCGGTAATCCGGCCCGGCCGCGTGCGGTCCGGGGTGGTCATATTCGCGACCGTGTTGGCGAGGACGGGCATATTGCGTTCTCTCTTTCACGCCTCGTCCAGCGGGCGCGAAATGTCATCTTTGGAACAGCAACGGCTGGGCAGGCGCTGGCTTGCATCTCCAAGCACTCGGGCAATCCGCAATGGTATCGGGCTTTAGCGGCCGCCGCAGCCCGTAAGTATCGCTCCGACGCCGGATATGCTCTCATATTCGGTAATGCCGCCTGCGGCATAGGAGGTGATGGTGACGAGGTGGTCCACCTTGTCGAGTGTATCAGTACCCGTCGGGTGCGCAAGGATGCATGCCTGGCCCTTCGTCAGCACTGGACAAGATGCTCGGAGGGCGGCACCAAGGCTGAGCTCTACTCCCGCCTCTGCAGTGTCGATCTCGAGCAGTCCGGCGAGGGGTGGCTCATCTGCCCGGGATGTGGGGGGGACTTCCCTGCTAGTTGGGTTGGCGAGAGCCGCCACGACCCCGCAGGCCAAGCCTCTTGGTTTTCGGATGAGGAGGGGGACGATCTTCGTTCCATCGGTGACGCCGACCCCGCATTATGTCCGGGTTAGCACCGCCTTCCTCTGATACCCCCGCCTCTCTCCCAGAGGCGGCTGGGGCTACCGGTTCAGGAACTGCCCAGGCGCCAGTGCCGGCTACTAGCCGGCAGGCCCCTGGGGGGGCCAGCGAGGCCCAGGGGGCCAAGGTCCCCGCTGTCTCCCCTCTCACTCCCCACGATGAGCAATCATCATCTGAGAGGACAGTTGGGCCGATGGGTAAGGCGCTCGCGTACGTCACGCAGGAGGCTACCCGCCTCCCCGCTCTGTACGGGACCGGTGATGATACCCGGTCCCTTGCTGAATGGTGGCTCGCGCAGCGCGGCGGCTACGCGGCAATTGGCGATAGCTCCTCGGTCTACGCGGGATACCAAGCGTATCTCGGGCTAAGCGTTGAGGTGTATAACTACACCGGCGTGCGGTCACAAATCGTGGACCCTATCCGCCAATGGGGAGGCTGGTACTGGCGAGCCGTTGAGGGTGTGGACGTGGGGGGAGAGGTTTTTGCCTATCCCGCCAACTTAGAGTCCGCTATCTCTCGGGCTACCACGGGCGATATCACGCCCCTCTCCCAGCTACTCAGGATCAAGTCTTGGGCTTTGGAGGGCACCACCCTGGTGATGATGAGCCGTATGCTGGCTACGTCGCTGTCCGCCAACCCTGGCAACAGCACGGCTGTCATACTGGCCCGCCTGCTGGGGTATCTGTGTGCTTTGTTGGTCCCTGCCGACCCCGGCGGTAACGTTCCGGCATCTATGCCCGCGAACTCCACCGTGGTCGCTGAGGGCCAGTGGTTCCCTTACCATCCGGACCCGGGTGATGCGATGGGTCGTATCCCGTGCATTTACACCACCCTGGAGGTATTCGTCAGGTGGACGCTTGGCGAGCAAAACATACCTGGATGGGAGGCTTTGGAAATGGACAGGTCTATAGTCGTCGTCCCCGTTGACCACGAGGCGACGCTCAACCCCCGCGCGGCCGCGTGGATGACCGTGGGTATGATGGAGTACCCCGTCCGGAGGCTCATCCGGATGGGGGCACCCCGTGATCCCCTCGGCCCACTCCGTACGCGGCAGAACGCGGGAGGGTGGCTAGGCCAGTGGATACCCAGCCAGATGCTGATGCGCATCGACGGCCGGGGTGGAGTTAGCGCGGATGCCACCCGCGTAATGTTTGTCAGGGTCAGTGGTAGCATGGGGGTTGGCACCCCCGCACTCATGCTCCCCGGGATTGCGAATGGCCTTACTCCCTTTATCGGAGTCGGCCAGCCGGATGAGAGGGATTTCACGATGACCCTCGCGAGTTTGTTCCTCAATCCGAGCGCCCAGGTCCCGTACATCTACGAGGCCTTCCTTCGCACGGTTTCGGTCATAGGCGCTGGCGGCGCGTACGGTGTTGCCCTCCGTTTTTGGGGGCAGCACGGTATACTCTGGCCCCGCCCGTGGGAGGTGTGGGGCACGGGCCCCCCTGCCGACAAAAGTACGACAGGGCTGGCCCCCGCCCACACCGTTGACAGAGGATGGCTTCCTCGAGAGGCCTACTCTGCATTTACTCCCGAGCGGGCCCTCAGCGACGCCAACTGGTTTGTTAATAGCGCGGGTATGCTCCCCGGGGTCCTCTACGGGGGGCACAACCGGCAGGGGGCCTTGAGCGGTGCGGCTGTGCACTTCACGCTCCCCCGCTATAGTTCGGTTTTTGGTATAGCGGCCGCGGCCGGGGTGGCGATTCTCACCCCGGGCCAGGAGTCGCTTAAGGGGCTGTCTCCGATAGCTTTGGTTGCGGGCGTGATGAGGGGTTCCCTCCAGTATGCTTGCCTCTATGACCTGCTCTTTGCAGTGAGGGGTGTGGCCCGGGAGGAGATCATCCTCAACTACCGCGATGCGTTCCCCGCCACTAAGGCGACGCGCTTTCGCGAGCGGTGGGGATACCAGGGTGTTTCCCAGCCTGGAGGGGGGTCAATGGCCGAGATAGCGTATATTGGCATCAACCAAAGAGCGCTGCGGTGCTATTGGCCCACCAATGGCCAGGTGTTTCATACACCGAACGCGGACGACGTTGGTGCGGGAATGCACATCTTTGGGCGTATAGCCGCCCCAGTGCTCCGCGCCATCGTCCCTGACTTGCCGGTGTCCCGGGCCACTTTTGGCACGTTCAGCGAAGTGTTTGGCAGCCTCCAGCTGCCAAACGCGGAGCGCACTGGCATCGAGGAGGGGTTCCTGACCGTCGGCGCTGCCGACGACTGGGACAGGGCATGGAAGCTGAGCGCTTTATTCTCTGGGCTCGATCCGTTTAACAACCCTGAAATGGGGGATCGTTTCCAGATTTTTATGCGCTCGTGTCCGGACGATACGTCGCCGTACACATGTGCTGTGGTGGGACCGCTCGCCCGGTTCGCCGCACTGGCGATAGGTGACTTCGCCACAGCTTCCTCTCGGTACAGCTGGCTCAAGCGGACGTGGTGGCTTACCATTGACCGCCCCCCGCCAGCCATCGATTGGAACCTTGCGTTTGGTCTGGGCATCAGGTGCACTGACAGGACTCTTGCCCTGTCGTCACGCGCATTTGAGTTCAAGAGGTGGGACTTTGGCGAGGGCGCGGTCTCCGCGCCAGATACCAACGTAGTCGGCGACGCCCTTGGCGCGATGCGAAACGCTAGCGCCAACCCTTTCTAGGGAAGTTCCCTCCCTGGGGCCTCCTCCCCTTCCTCCAATGGGTTAACATTGGAGGGGGTGGTAGGGCGGAGGCCGCCCTGCCCGAGTACTACTCTAGTTGGCCCCAGTTCCGTCGGGCACTTGAGGGGCTGCGGGTCACCAGTAGTAGGCTACTGCTCGCGAGCAGGGAGGCCGAGGGGAAACTCTTCCAGTGGCGTAGGGAAAATGGTCTCGAGTGGTCTCCTGCGTGGACGACATCTGAGGGGGTGTGGGCCGGGGGTGACCCGGGCCCCCACTCCCTCGGACTCGACCCCCGCGGAGCCCGCGCCCTCTCGGCGTGCAAGCGCCTCCCGGCTACCATTGGCCAGGACAGCGCCGCTGCCGCCCATGACGCGTGGGTCTTGAGGCCACTCACCAAGGATGAGATGGGACGTAGGCGCTGGCGTGTTCCCAATCGCTACCCGTCCCTCGGGGGCCGTTGGGGCACGGCGTTCACGGCGTACTTCGCGGCCCTCCCTCCGGCGGCAAAAAAAACCGCCGAGGATTGGTTCCAGGGGCTTCGCATCCAGGAGTTCAGAGACGATCGGTCCCTTTGCGAGGTCCTGAAGGAATTGGGTGGGTTTGCCAAAAAATACGGCGAGTTCGTCACGAACTGGAAGGTGCTGGTCAATTGGGAGCTCTTCGGAGGCTATAAGACCCAAGCAGATGACGAGCAGTTCCAGGAGGATGTACGTGACTGGCTAAATGGCAGGCTCCCCCCCCACGAATGGAGAGATGGGTCGTTCTACGACTTGTTCAACCAGGGGTGCCTCGACTTCCTCCAGTTTTGGAAGGCCCCGCGCGCCGAGCCGCTCCCCCTCCCCGAATACTGCGGTAGCCTTATGTGGGCTCGGGGGGGCGCTAGCAGCGAGGCGGGGGTTGAGGTGCTGGAAGAGGGTAAGCGTCTCGCTGTCCGCGGCTCTAAGGTATCGTCGTCTTTGGCCATTCCCCCTTCAAAGGTCGAAGAGCGTATCCTGAGCTACACTCCGCAGGTCAGTAAGGCCATACAGAAACTTGAGGGCGGCAAGGTCAGGGCCGTGGTTAACAGCGACCTGGACCTGTACCTCAAGATGGACTGGCTGAGCACATGGGTCGAGGCTGGGTTTAAGGGGAGCCCGATCTCTACCCTGTTCATGACGGGGCCCGCTGTCGCCGACTTCTGGGAGCGCTTCGCTTCGGGGACGTTGGATGAACGGTGGGTCAAGGCACCTCTCGACCAGAGTCGGTTTGACCACCAGCCTGACTTCCGCATGTTGGGGCATGTCCTAGATGCGGTGGAAAGGCTCTTGGTCACCGACCAGCAGCGACTGGTCCTCAGCCATGTACGGAGGGCCATGCTGGGAGGGGGGACGGTGGATGTGGAAGGGGCTCGGTTCCCTATCACTAAAGGTATTGTCAGCGGGTGGAGGTGGACTGCACTCATTGATACATGGATCAACCATGCTGAGATGTATGCTGCTACCCACTACATCCGCCAGGTCATACCCCGGGCTCACTTCGAGTGGGTTGTCCAGGGGGATGACGTTCGGGAGCTAGCGCTGTCTGAGGAAGATGTCGTGTGCCAGGTGGAGGCTCTTGTCCAGGCCGGGTTCGTTATCAACCCCGGCAAGTTCTTCATAAGTAGGAAACGGGACGAGTTCCTCAGGCGGGTTAGCGAGCACGGGCGCGTCAGCGGGTATCCGGCACGTGCCATGCTCGGTATCCTTTGGCGAAACCCCATTAAGGAGGAGGCCCCTGCCGGAGATGTCAGAATCCGGGAATGTCTTTCCCGGTGGACTGGCCTGGCTAACAGGGGGGCGGATCCCGGAGCTTGCTTCCGGATGTTCGTCGCCGATGCGGCTCGCGGCAGTGCCCTCCCGGGGACTGTCGTCCGCCGGTGGGCCCACACTCCCGAATGGTTTGGCGGCGGCGGGGTGGTTCCTTACACCGACCAGCCCATACAAATTAAAGTACAGGGAGGCAGGGCCTCGTTCTCGTTGCCTAGTGCTCCGGGTGCTGCAGTAGGGATCCGTTCCCTCGGTGCGCTGGGGGTACTGGTACCTGAGCAGGTCGTGCAGGATTATGCCCGTGAGGCTCTCAAGCCGGCGGGTAAGGTTAGGCGTGAGGCGCGGACAGTTGAGCTCGTTGAGCCGCAGCTGCAGCCTCGCCGTGTACCGAAGTTCGGGGATGTCGGGGTTCCCACTTCGGCTGAGCCCTTACGGGGGCCGTGGCCCGCCTGGCTCATTGGAGGCACCATAGCGTACCACGCGTCGCGCGGTGACCGTGATGCAGTCAGGCGTTGCCTCGACACTAGGACCGGGATGTGGAGCGACTGGATAAGACGCAACCACGGGGTTTGGACGTGGCGGGAATGGCTTCGGGGAGGGCTCACCCCCCCCGGGGTCACCGTCCCTTCTTGGGACTCCGCTTTTCTCGCGGCCCGCTACCAAGGTTGGTTTAGGACCCGGCTCAGGGCCGCTCTGGCCTGCGCTGGGTTCCGCCGTGACTCCTTCATCAACCTCTGCAGACGTTACGTTCTGTACGTGAAGGCGGAGGTCACGGGCCTGGCATGGAGTGTGGCTAGTTGACACACCCGCACCTCCTCGAGCTCCGTTCTGGGGGTTGCGAGCGGCGCCTCCCCGAACGCTCGGATCAGAGCGGTGGTGGGGGCCGCCTCAGGAGACTCACTGAGGCGGAGCGCCGTACCTAGAGCCGAGGGGACATCCGGGAGCCGAGCTCCCAACGTACCATCCAGCTCTCGGCGCGCCTCTCGGCACACCATTGCCATTGCGGAGGTGGCGTGGGGAGTCCCCGCCACCATAGCCAAGGCCGCCAGTCCCTCCGCCGCCGAGCGGACCCACTCGCGAGTGAGCCGCCCTGGGTCGGCCGTGCGGTACGCGTCGATGACGCGCGCCGGCACACCCGCAGCCACACGGAGGCGGAGGGTGGTGGCTAGGTCATCGGCAGGCCGAGCACTTTCCCTCCCCCGGGACGGGGGGGGGCCGGGCAGGTTATTAACCCCTGCCCCGTATGCCAGTTCGGCCATGCTAATGCCTTTCCTCTGGTCGCGGGCCATTGCTTCCGCGATAATCCAATCACAACGACGCGGGGCGTGGGAGAGATTGTATCTCGCCTTAAGCACCTGCATCGCAGACTCGACCTCAGGCGCGCG